GATGAGGTGGTCAGAGAGCACGATGAAGTCGGCGCCGGATGCGCCGAAGTCGACGTCGGTCGCTCCGGTGAAGTTGCGCCCGGTGATCTTGACCAAGGCGCCGCCGGCCTCGACGTCGGTCGCCGGGACGAGGGCGTAGACGACCGGGACGGCGGCGACAGCGTCAGGGTGGGCGATGGCGGAGCGTTCGCCCTGGCCGGTCAGGGTGACGGTGACCGTGTCGAGCGCATCCATGCTGCCCCCGTCGGGCACCCAGGAGACGGTCGCGTAGCCGCGGTACGCCTCGACCTTCGGCCCGCTTGAGGTCACTTCGTACCAGCGGATGTCGATGGTGTTGCTCACGCCGAGCAGGTCGGAGGCGGCGCGCAGCACTTCCTGGCCGGGGTCGTAGATCGTCGGGGCCCCGTCCTTGACCTTGCGTTCGAGCTTGAGCTCGAGCGCCCAGGCAAGCGCCGACAGGGTCGAGCTCTTCCAGCCGCCCGAATCGAAGTCGGCGTCTTCCTGCAGGCTGGGCTCCTTCGTCGCCTTGAAGTCGGAAACACCGAAGACGCCGACCCAGGTCGGGTTCGCGTAGGTGTTCGTGTTGACGTCGACGTACCACTTGCGGTTGAGCGTGGCCGCGCCGAGCGGCACCTTTGGGGTGGAGGGCATCTCTCAACCCCCCTTACGCGTCGGGATGCGTGATCACGTTGCGGGCGCCCTGCCCGGTCAGCGTCACGGACACCGTGTCGAGGGCTTCCATGTTGCCGCCGTCGGGGTTCCAGCTGACGGCCGCGTAGCCCTGGTAGGCTTCGACAGCCGGGCCGGCGTCGGTCACCTCGTACCAGCGGACCTCGACGGTGTTGGTGACGCCCATGTTGTCGGACGCCTCGCGCAGGATCTCCTGACCGGGGTCGTAGGCGGTCGGGTCGGCGACCGTGACCTTGCGCTCCAGCTTGAGCTCCAGGGACCAGGCGAGGGCACTGACCGTCGAGCTCTTCCAGCCGCCCGAGTCGAAGTCCGAGTCCTCCTGCAGGCTCGGCTCCTTGCCGGCCTTGAAGTCGCTCACGCCGAAGACACCGACCCAGTCGGGGGCGGCGTGGCTGCCGTCGTTCACGTCGAGGTACCACTTCCGGTTGAGCGTTGCCGCTCCGAGTGGGACTTTGGTCGTTGAGGCCATGCGCCGCTCTCCTATCGGTCCATCGCGCTGCTGCGCGGGTTGCGTGATGCGTGGCTTGACGAGTCGCTGTGCCGGCCGCCACGGGCCGACCGGGTACTCATGTGCGGTTCGCGCTCGGCCGCCAGACCGAGCAGTAGAAGTTCTGCACGTTGCTCCAGCGGTTGTTCTGGTCCTGGCCGAGCGTCGCCGCCGACTGGCGCAGGCACTGCGTGATGCGCACGTCCGCCGGCGAGGTGCCGACGGTGAAGTTCGTCTTGCCGTGGAGCAGGGCGAAGATGGAGTCGGCGAGATCGTCGACCGCCCGCTTGTCCTGACCGCTCCAGCGACAGCGCACCTGCACCCCGATGACCGAGTCCGAGAGCGCCGGCGAGTCTTCGACGCCGTAGGCGGTCAGGGTGATGATGCGATCCGGCGACTGCGGCACGTTGCCGAGGACGATGCCGGTCTGCAGCGCGGTGTAGGCGCCGCTTGAGTTCCAGGTGCCGACGCCACCCGTCTGCAGATAGGCAGCGAGGCCGGTGAGCAGGTCGGTCTGGAACCCGGACACGTCAGCCCCCCAGGCTGGACTTGATTTCACGGGCGATAAGCGTCTCGACGCTCTTCTTCACGCCGCCGTCGTTGATCGGTGTCTCGAGGTACTTGGCCTGCCGGCCGGCGTCGTGGCGCCAGGTGAGCTCCTCGTGCTGGCGGCAGGCATAGACCGTGTCGTAGCTGACCGCGGCGCGAAGGGCACCATCGTCGACGCTGGGGACGCCGGAACGCAGCAGGGTCGCCTCTTCAATGGGTACGAGGCGGTTCGCCTCCTCGAGGACGTGCTCGGCGCCCTTCATGAGCCCGCGCGCCGCGCCCTTCTTCTTGGCCGCGGTGACCTCCCTGCCGTACCACTTCATGCGCATGGTCATGAGCAGGTCACCTCGATGTGACTGGTGCTGCCGCGCAGCGCCAGCGGGCCCACGGAGATGACCGTGCTCGCCCGTCCGTCGATGGTCAGGCGTGACTCAGGGGTGAATGAAGATGCATCTTCGGGGTGGACGATGACGACGGTTTCCGCCATGACCTCGTCGCCGTTTCCGTTGCGCACGAGGCGGTGCCTGCTGTCGACCGCGCAGGGGACGGAGACGGCCGGCGCATACACCGGTCCGTAGGCTCCGTCCCCGGCGTAGGTCTCTACCAGGGCGACGCTCTTGAGCAGCGAGCGGCGGACCTTCACAGGACCACCGGCTCGCCTGAGTACAGGTGAGCGTCACGCAAGATTCGCGCGGCGCGCGGGGCGAGGACGAGCGGCTCGGCCGGCTCGGCGCTCACGCTGCCGATCTTGATCGCCTTCAGCGGCCCGAGCACGTCGTCTTCCTCGTCTCCGGCAAGCCAGAACTCAACCTGCGCGCAGGTGGCGTCGCGGAGGGCGGCGGCAACGCCTTCGTCGGTCGGCAGGTCGTCATCGTCAACGTCGTAGCGGGCCGTGCGGCAGTGGTCATCGATGAGCTCGGACGCCCGTTCGAGCAGGCGCGAGAGGTCGGCCGGCGGGTCGATGGTCACCGCTGGCGGCTCGGCGCCGTACCCGCTGCCGCCGCTGGTGAGGGTGAGCAGGGTGACGACGCCGTTGGCCACGGCGGCCGTAGCGGTGGCGCGCACGCCGGTCTCCGGCGCCCCTATGAGGACCGAGGGACTGACGACGTAACCCGATCCGCCACCAGCGCCGATGACAAGAGCAGTCACCGCACCCTCTTCTACCGTCGCGGTGGCCGTGGCGGTGATGTGGGCCGGTGTGAAGCCGGCATAGCCGGCAAGGTCGGCGCTGGTGGCGTAGGCGGTCATGTCAGCTCGCCTTCTTCTTCGCGGCGGGCTTCTTCATGGGCTCGGGCGGTTCCGGCTTCACGGCAGCAGGCGGCGCAGGGATGCGCGACCAGTTGGCCGCGTTCTCCGCATAGAAGTCATCCTCTTCGAGTGTCTTGACTTCGACCTGCTCACCGGTGAGCACGTTCTGGTACCAGCGGGCCACGGTCAGACCACCGGGAGCTGGACCCAGTACATGAAGCCGGTCATGCTGGCGGCGACGGTGACGCGCAGGGTGCCGTTGTCCTGCAGGAAGCGCGCCGACTCGAGGCCGCCGATGATCTCGGCCGCGAACGAAGCGTCGCCGTCGGCGACCGACACGACCAGGTTGCCCTGCCCGGCGGACATGGCGGGCGGGTCATCCCCCGCGAGCAGGGTGACGGCCTTGGCGCCGTTGAAGGTGTTCTGGACGACCAGGAAGCCGTTCTCGAGCGGCCCGCTGGGCGTGATGACGTGCGTGTTGGCGGCGACGATCGCGGTGCCCACACCCGTATCGATGGTGTAGTCACCGGCCTTCGCCAGGTTGACCGTTGCGACTGCGGTGTCAGCCATGTTCGTGTTCTCCTTCGCTCAACTCAGGGGGTCGGCTCTCCTGCTCAGGCTCAGGTCTTCGAGCAGAGGGTCATGCAGATGGCGCTCGGGCGGATGACCTTGGCGCCGTAGACGTGCAGGCCCTTGAGCGCGTCGGAGAAGGCGGACTCGGGACGCAGCGCCTCGATCTTGTCGATCTGGTTGGCGAACGTGATGGCCGCCGGGTGGCCGCTGTAGACGTACCAGTCGTCACCGGTCGAGAGCGCGTAGTTGGCGACGATGATGTCGAAGCCGAGGACGCGGCCCATGACGCCGTTTTCGAGGCGGTTGCCGCTGGAGAGCGCGTCGTACTGCATGTAGTTCGCGTCCAGCACGAGCAGGCTGTTGAACCAGCTCGGGACGATCGTGTAGCGGCCTTCCTTGGGCACGTTGTTCTCGTCGAGCAGCTGCCCGTGGGCGACGAGGCGAGCCATGGCGAGGGCGCTCGAGGTGATGGAGGTGGCCCCGACCTTGTTGCCGGCGTCGACGTCGGCCTCCATGATCGTCTGCACGTAGGCGTCGGCGTCCTCGGCCAGGCCGGCACCGGCCTCGCGGGCGGCCTCGCTCATGAGGGCCCCGCCGTTGGCCGACTGCGCCTGGGCGATGTCGCCGACCTGGAAGGCGAAGTACTTGTTCTGGTCGATCGCCAGCGTGCGCTGCGCGTCGGTCAGGGCCTCGTAGGTGATCGACGTCGAGCCCTCGGTGTAGGGGGCGATGGTGGGGCGGCTGATCGAGGTGATGCGCACCGACTTGGCGCCGGCGACGTCGCCCTCGTAGCTGCGGTTGCAGACGACGGTCGAGCTGAACTTGTTCTGCTTGAGGAAGGACTGGAGCAGTTCGGCTGCCCAGACTTCCCGCTGGAAGTTCGTGATGGCCATTGAGAGGCTCTCCTGTTTCGATGTGTACTGGTACGAAACGGGAGGCTCCTGGCCTCACGTCACCCCGGCTCCCGGCCGGGGGCAGCGCGGTCTGCGTGGTCTACTGCATGATGCCGAGCAGCCGGTTCAGCCGCCCGTCTTCCTTGGCCTTGACGATCTCGGCCGGGCTCATGCCCTTGAGGTCGTCTTCGCCGAGCTGCCCGGCCACAGGGGCGCCGCCGCCGACCGGTCCGCCGGACCGCGCCGGAGCTGCTGCCGCGGGCGGGGCGCTCTTCAGGTTCACGTTCGCCTCGACCGCCGTCTTGATCGCGTTCTCCACCTGCTCGGCGAAGTCGTCGGCCGCCGGGTCCATGGCGTCGAGCGCGTGCATGAACGACCGCGAGTCCGTCAGAGCCTCGGGGTTCGCGCCGTGCTTGGTCGCCATGCGCAGGATCGCGTTCTCCACCTTGACTGCCTTGGCCTCCTTGCGCGCCGCGTCCCGCTCCTCGGCTGCCGTCTGGGCGGCCTTGGCGGGGTCGTCGTCGTCCTTGAGGCCGAGCGCCTTGGCGATGGCGTCCATGGTGGACTGCCTGGTCTGCTCGGCCGCCGACGCCTTGGTACGGTTCGTCGCCGCCTCAGCGCGCAGATCGCGGATCATCTTCTGCGTCCAGTCGGGCAGACTCGCCACGTCCTCGGGGGCGTCGGCAGCGGTGGTCGTCGCAGCGGGCGCAACGGCAGCAGCGGCCTCCGGGGCCGTCTCCGTCTGCGTGGTGGCTGCTTCATCGGTCATGTCGATAGCCTCCTGGGCTGTCGGTGCCGCGGCTCCGGGCCGCGGACGTTTGGTCAACGCTACGGTCTGTCAAGGGATGAGGCGACGCCATTTCCTACAGCGCCCCGAGACGCTCGCGGTGCGGCTGGCGCTTCGCCGTCGTCGTGTCGACGTGGTGGCGGATCTTCGCCTGGTAGGAGCGGACCCTCGCGCCGGCTGCCTGGGCAGCTGCGTCGTCCATGGCGGCGGCCTGCACGCGCTTTGCCGCCCGCGTCTGGCGCTCGAGGTAGCGCAGCCGCTGCGTGTCGGCGTAGCCCTGCGGGTCGGCGACGTCGCCCATGGGCCGGGTGATGCCGGGCTGGTAGGCGGCGATGGAGTGGCGGCAGTTGACGTGCTGCAAGCCCTCGGCCCGGGCGCTCTCGAGCGACGGGTACTTCGGGTCGGTGCCGCTCAGGCTGTACACCTTGCCCTCGTGTGGGCGGCAGAGCGGGCACTCCTTCGGCGCGTCCGAGACGATGACGAGGTCCATGCCGTTGGCCTGCAGCCGGTCGACGTGACCCTGCACGGCGGCCCGGCCCGTCCCGGTGCGCATGGCCATCTCGGCGTAGGACTCCATCGCCCAGCCGCGCCCCGCCCTGTCGACGAACCCGGTGATGCCACGGGCGGCGAAGCGGTCGAGCGCCGCCTGCGCGGCTTGCAGGCGGGTCTGCGTGCCGAGCAGGACCTGCTGGGCCGTCTCGGCGATGACCGAGCGGTAGGCGTCCGTGGTCACGCGCAGGATACGCTGGTGCATCGCCGTCAGGCTGGCGACCGTCTCGGCGGTGAGCGCCTGGATGGCGCGCAGCCCGGCGAGCGGCTCGACCGTGGTCTTGTTCAGGCGGCGCAGGTCGGCCACGGCGGCCATGCCGCCCCGCTCGTACGCTTCGGTGAGCGCCGTAGTCGCGCCGGTCGCCGCCTTGCGCTCGAGGTCGGCGAGCAGGGCCTGCGCCTGCCGCTGGTACTCCTGCAGCTGCGCCAGCTTGAGCTCCGCCCACCGCGGCGATTCGACGCCGGCGGCCAGACGCCTGGCGATGCGCTCGATGAGCAGGCGCTCGGCCTCGGCGTAGTAGCCGGTGACCTCGCGGGCGAGACGCTCGGCCATGGCTGGGCTGGCGGGCATCAGGCCCTGCCCTTCAGGTGACCCGGCCACCGCCTGACGCGCGCTGCGATCGGCCAGGGGCGTGGGGCGACGGTGACCGGCCAGCTTTTGCCCACCTGGACCGATTCAGCAGATCTCCACGATGTCCCTGATACTGCTGCCGCGCGGCCCGAGACAGGAAGCGCGACATTCACTGCACATGCGGTCATGCTGACGACCGCGACGGTGCCGGAGACGGCGTTCGTCGCGTCACTGACCGCCACGTTGCCGCTCGTGCCGCTCGTCGCGGACACCACGCCCGCAACCGGCAGAGCGACGTTCGGCGCGGCAGATCCGCCGGAGGTGGCAGAGGTGACCCCCGTGACGGGCAACGCCACGTTGACCGAGCACGACGTCCCGCTGGTGGCCGTCACGGCCCCAGAAACCGATGTCGAGCCGGCGACATCCACGCTGCCGGACGTGCCGCTGGCGGCCCCCGTGCTGCCACTGACAGGCAGAGCGACGTTCGGCGCGGCGCTGGTCGTGCTCACCGTCGCAGCAGTGCCCGATGCAGGCAGCGTGACGTTCACCGCTCCGGCCGCGGCGCTGGTGGCCGGTGCGGTGCCGCTCACTGGAATCTTCACATTGACAGCGGCTGCGGTGCCACTGGTGGCCGCGACGGTGCCGCTCGCTTCCTCCGAGGCCCCGCTGACAGTAACGGAACCGGAGGTCGCCGAGGACGCCGAGACAGTGCCGGATACAGGAACGGCTACATTGACGGCAGCGGCAGCGCCGGTCGTGGCGGGCGCAGTACCCGATACCGGGACGGCGATGTTGACGGACGCGGACGTGCCACTCTCTGCGGACGCAGCGCCTGCGGCGTTGTATGTGGCCTCCGAGTACGTGACCTCGATGGTGAGGTAGTCCACGTACATGGTGCCGAGGCCGTTCTTGTCGTTCGCGGACGAGGCTGTGAGCGAGATGCGCAGGTCGGCGTTACCGCTCGCGGCCTGCGGGGTCGTGAGAGTCCGCTTGTCGCCCGCCGCGCCGGTCTGCCAGCCCCCGTCGGCGACCGTGCCCGAGCGCGTCCACAGACTCTGGTAGCCCCCATCGGCGACCGCGACTGTGGCCGAATGACCGTCATGTGATGTGCCGCCGAGGCCCGCGTAGGTGCGCAGGCCCGCGACCACCTGCACGTCGGTGACGGTAGTGCTGGAGGCGATGCCGAACAGGGTCGCCCAACTGACGCTGTTTAGGACGGCGGTGCCCGACACGTCCTGGTTGCGGCCGACGGGCGTGGCTGCGAACAGGGATCCGTTGTTCGGGCTACCCTGCGCCGTCGAGCGCGTGACCGAGGACAGCGACCATGATTCGGTCGAGGAATCCCACGTCCATGTCTTCTGCGCGGTTGCCACTACTCACTCACCCATCGGTAGGTACAGGTCGGGTCGAGGCGGTCGGTCGACTTCGGGTAGTCACGACAACAGCCGGGGCGATCCTCGTAGGCGGCGCAGGCCGGGGGCGTCCCCTCGACGAAGTCGGGGCAGAACGCGCCGTCCAGCGTGACCGGAGGGCGGCAGCAGGCGCCGCAGCGGGAGCAGTTGCCAACGCGACGCATCGACTCAGGTGAGCGTGACCGTGATAGCCCCGTCGGCGATGGTGATCTTCCCGCCGCTCGGGAGCGTGCGCGCGGCGTCAAGCGCCGTCCAGTCCGTCTTCTGCGTCGAGCCCGCCGAGTTGAACACGGCGTAGTGCGTGATGGTGCAGCCGCTGCTCGCCCCCGCCGACTCATACGCGCCGTCGTTCGCGCGCACGGCCGGGTCGGCGTCGGACGCGGCCTTCCATGTGGTGATCGTGGTCTCAGTGAGGTTGGCGGAGGCGCTGGAGCCGTTCTCGCTCCAGTGCACCTTGTCGCCGTTGGCGATGGCGCTGTCGAGGGTTGTGCGGCTGAATGCGGTGGTGAATCCTGCCATAGCTGGTGTCTCCTGTTCTGGGTTGGTTATTCAGCTGACTCCGGCAGCGGCCCGAGGTCCGGCACCATCGCGCCGCTCTCGGCCCTGACCAGCTCGACTTCCTTCTCGATCTGCTCCTCGTCCCAGTCGGGGTGGAGCATCCTGACCTTCGTGTCGGCCGAGACGGCGAGCGCCCGGTTCAGCGTCTCGATGGTGCGCGAGAGCGCCTCCTGGTCGGGCTGGCTCTCGTCGGCCCACTTGACGTGTACCGAACCCTGCGCGCCGCCGCCGAAGACGAGGGCGTCGAGCTCGAGCCACGTCGTGAGCAGTGGTTCCAGCGCCTGCGAGAAGTAGCGCGTCTTACGGTCGCGCGTCCGCGCCGACTGCTTCTCCCGGGAGACCACCTCGGTGGCGGTCGCCATGCCGCCGTCCTTGCCGAGACCGAAGGTCGAGGGCGAGTAGCCGGCGGCGCGCAGGATCTCGTCGGTGAGTTGGCGCGCCGTCTCCTGGTGTTCGGCGACGCGGATGTCGAACTGCTGCGGGGTGATCTGCTTCTCCGCCGCCGTGGTCGGGGCCACGCTGAGCGCGGCGTAGACCTCCTTGTCCTCGTCCCAGGCGACGCCCTTGCCCTTGCCGAGGTCCGTGAGCATGAACTCGGGCACAAGGATGCGCGCCTTGGCGAGGCGCACGTCGCGCATCCAGCTGGTGTAGCACTCGTCGAGTGCATCCATCAGGGGCTCGGTTCCGTCGAAGTCGGAGCGCCCGAGGCGGGCGAGCTCCTCGATCTTGCGCCAGCGCCGCTGCGGGCGCATGTTGGCGACGTAGGCGGCGGTGAGCGAGTCGACGCCGGTGGGGATCGCCCCGTCCTCGTCGACCAGCTCGGCGTATGGAGCGGTGGAGGGGTGCTCGGTCAGCGCCTCTGCGCGGCCCAGGGATTCGGCGTTGCCGACGTACAGACCATGGAATACGGCGCCAGGCTCATGGCGCTCGAGATGGCGGATCACCTCC